TGGGCAATCCGAAAGCGTTACAACAAAAATATGCGCAGACAAAAGATATTTTTGACCTAATTGCGCTAAATACAATTAACGAGAAAGTCTCGGCGGCTAGTCGCGAGATGCGGCTTAGAGCCGCAGCACAAGGTAAACCTCCTACCCTGTACGAGAGAGCAGAATCGCAAGCTGTAGATAACACTAAAAAAGAAATGATTGACGAGCAAGCTGGCGTCATGCAGAACAAATTGCGTGAGCAACAAGAAGCTCAAAAGAAACTTATGCAAGCTGCGGGCGCACCAAGCGGTGTAGGGGCTTCGGGTGGGATCGCGAGTGTTCCAGCTCCAAATATGCAGGGTATGGCGAGTATGGCAGGTGGTGGGATTGTTGCGTTTAATGGGGAAACAGGCAGTGCAGTAGATGGCAATCAAGGCGAAGAAGAAGCACGCCGTGCCTACGCTGCCAGACGCCAAAACCAACCCCCACGCGCAGAGCCTCGTGCTGAACCTCAAAGCGGTAGCATGCAAGCCGGACTTGCTACACTATTAGGTATTAGACCTGAAGATGTGTATCGCCAACGGTCAGAGGAAGTGGCGCGTGGCACAAACCTAACGCCTGAAGAGCGTGCAGCCAAAGAACGTCATATACAAGAACGAACGGCGTTTGATAGAGATTCTGAGTTAACAAACTTCTTGCTAGGTATGGCAGGTCGCAGTACTCCCGGATTGGCTATTGCAGCAGGTGGTTCTGCGTTACAGAATGCACGTAACCAAGCACTTGCTAATCGTCAGCGTGCAGAAGGTGAGCTTATTGATATTGGTCCTGAATCCCGTAAGGCGGGCTTTAAGGCTGGTGAATCCGCCTATGGACCGTCTATGCAAGGTCTTGCAAGTGGTGTGCAGTCTGCGGCTAACTTAACAGCAACAGGTGAAGCGGCAGCTGGTCGTGCGCAGACTGCAAGAGACGCAGCCGAACTTCGTGCACAAGTCGCCAGAGAAGCGGAACTAGGTCGAGGTGAGTCCCGTGCAACGGCTCGTCATAAAGTTATTATAGATTACATCAAAGAAAACCAAGCATTAAAACTGCTCGAGATGAAAGCCGTAAACGGAACCGCCGCCGATAAAGCCGCAGCCACTGCGCTGTTCAGCCAGTTGTACAGGCAAACAGAAGCAATGATAGGGAACGCTGGAAGCGCACCACCTACACAAACACCGCCACAAACACCACCGCAAACAACCGTACCCTTTGGCTCACTACCACCCCGACCATAACAAGGAACGTACATGAATGTACAGATGCCGGATGGCACTATTATCTCCGACGTTCCAGAAGGTACAACGCAAAGCGAGTTGCTTGCTAGATTTAACCGGTATCAAGTTGCACAGCTACCTGATAAAGAAGCCACTGTACTTGGTGAGTCGGCAAAAAGCGCAGAGTTAATGGCAGCGGCTTATAAGACAGGGTTGGGTACTCTGACGGGTAATACTGTTGCCGCTGTACGCGAAGGTCGACTGCGCCGTGCGGAATTAGATAAAAAATACGGGGTAGCGCCCGGTTTAGACGAAGCCATTAAAGCCTATGATACGGCGGGTGGTGGTGTGCGTGGTGGCATATCTGCAGCGGGTGAGACCGTGTCTCAAATGCCTGTATCTTTGGCTGGGCAAGCTGCCAATTTTGGGTCTATGTATGCGGGGACTAAAGCTGGAGCCGCTGTTGGCGCTAGAATCGCTGGGGCGTTACCTATACCTGTGCTACCGGCAAAAATAGCTACTACAGTAAGTGGCGCGGGGATTGGTGCTTTTGTGGGCGCTGCATTATCGCAGTTCGTTCCGTTTTATCAAGAGAACTTAGAAGCCCAACTAAAAGCACAAGAGGATCGGGGCGAGGAGCCTGACTTAAACCGCGCAAAGGCAGCGGCAGTAGCTGTTATGCAAGGTAGCACTGAAACCGCCGGTAAAATTTTTGCTTTAGGTGGCAGTTTAGTTAAAAGAATTGTAAGTGGAAAAACCGCTCAGCAAGCAGAAAAAGCTCTAGTGGACGCTGCACAACAATCGCTTGCAAAAGCAGCAGGGCGTTCGTTACCCGGAGCGGTTGGTGCAGGAGTTACACGCGCAGTTCTCGTTGAATTGCCTGTAGAGATGTCGCAAAACATTATGACCCGTGCGCAAGCGGGACAAAGTTTGACCGATGAAGACGCGTTAAATGACTACAAAAATACTATATTCGAAACAATCAAAGTAGCAGGTGGTATTGGCGCAGGTGCGGGTCCTCTAAACCGTGCGTCTGCGCGATCAGAGTTAGCAGCTCAAGGACTAACATCTACAGGCGAAAAGGCAACAACGGAACTATCACCCGAAGATCGAGCCGCACGGGAAGCCGAGCAGGAGTCCGTGGGCTACATGCGTACTCAGCGCGAAGGCAGACAAGCGGAACAGGAAGCACAAGCTCCGTTTATCGGTCAGAAAGAAACGCCTGAGGGTCAGTTCGGGTTAAACCTCGAAGGCGGCAAACGCGCAGCGCCCGACTCAACTGTGCAAGGTGCAGAACTTCCTGAGCGTAGACCGGGCTTTGATGCTTTCGGTCGCCCTAAAGAAACAACAGAGCAGTACGATGAATACGGTCGTCCGGTCACCCCTGAAGTAGATCAGTACGGAATGCGTGTTGAACCCACCGAACCTACAACCCCCGCAGCCACCGCGACTTCTGCACCTACAGCAATTACACAAGCGCTAGATGCTACTCAGCCCGTGCAACAACACCGTGCAGAGGTTGCGGCTCTTACCCAACGGTTAGCGGAAACACCTGATACGATAGCAAATCGTCCGATTGTCAGGCAGATTACAGGGCGCATAGGCGAGCTAAACAAACTTATTAAATCCGCAGAAACTACGCCTGTCGGCACACAAGGCGAATTGCCTGTCGTGCCAAGTGCAGAACCCGCGCCTACTGAAGCCGTACCCCCTGCCCCCGCTCCACAATCGACAAGTGCTTTGGTCAAAGCCGCTGGCATACCAGCAAGCGCACCGGTGGCACAGCAGTTAAAGAAACTAGACCTTACACAACAGGCGGATCGCACGGCGGCTGCGCAGTTTATTGCACAAGCCCTAGAGAATAAAAACGTCCGACCTGAAACAAAAACTGCCATCCAGTCGTTTTACGATCAGCATATTGCACAACCTACAGCACAAGGTCAGGGCGGTCTGGACTTGGGTGAACCACAACCACTGGCACAAGCACCCACTCCACCACCTGCGCCACCTGCGCCACCTGCGCCACCTACCCCTCCCGTTGCACCTACCGTTGCGGTCACCCCCGACACCGCACCTCCGGTTATTGATGCAACCGTGTGGAAGGCACTTGGCGTCGGACCTACCGCTGCAATTCGTCGCAACCCCGATGTAAACGGTAAGAGCCTTCAGAACCCCACAGATGCAGCGTTTGTGCGCCAAGCGTTGGAAGCATACCGTGACGCATCACGAAGCGACCGAATCAAAGCAAACATTGACAAGTATCTTGCACGGTTCCCCCTAGCAGCTACACCTGCATTTGCACCCACACCACCCCCAATGACTCCTGTCGAGCAGCGTGTTGCTTCTGGGGTGATTGAGCCGTGGGCATTACAACTCAACCCTATAAAGGGTATTGGGGATGTGGTATATACGAACCAAAATATCGGGTTGATACGAGAACATCGACTTGGCGGTTCTACGATTTACATACCATTCGCTTTGGGGCTAACACCAACCGTAATTAAAAATAACCGGATAGACGTATCACGATTTTCTTCGTCGCAAGCAAGTAACCTACTGGGGTTAAGTAAACCGCAACTCAATGAATTATTGGAAGCGCGCACTGCCATCGAGACGCGGGAAAATGCGTTACTTGCGCAATACCCCGATGGGCCATTTACAAATGCCACAAACAACGTAGTAGCCACTGAAGGTGTTGACCCACGGTATACGCAATACCTAACGGCACTTATGCAGAAACTTGGTATGGGTAACATTAACGTGTTTTTGGTTAATGGCAACGACATACTTGGTAACAAAGATAGATACATGTTGCATGGGGCATATGGGACGCTTGAACAAATGGGGGATAGAGGAACAGCGTATGGGACTATGGTTCCTTTCGGACCTCGGTTAGATACCTTTGCGATATATCTCTCCCCCACCATGTCAGAAGAGATGGCGCAGGAAGTCCTTTCACACGAGTTTGGGCATGGGTTGGAGTACGCGGCGTTTATCCACGCGCCAGACGCAACTAAAACAGCAATTGCCAAAGAATATCTTGCGTGGGAAGCCTCTACGAAAAATATGACAATCGAGCAGTTAATAGAATCTTTGCGTAATCGAGAAACAGCAAATGCATTATTGGCTAATGCGTCCGCAGCAGATAGGGCAAAACCAGCAACCGCAACGACAAAGTTTGAGTATTTCACTAGCTTTTCCGAGTGGTTTGCCGATAACGTATCGCGTTGGGCATCGACCGATGCTAAGGCAGTGGGTGTTGTTGAGCAGTTCTTTAAAGCGTTGGCAACAAAATTACGCGCACTTGTGCAAGCAGTTACGGGTAAGCAGTTCTTGCCTAACTCAGCTGTTGCGGACTACCTTAATTCGATGGGTCCTGTTAACCCCATCGTTTGGCGGGGTGCCGTTGCGGACACAATGAATGGCATAGGGCGAAAACCTTATCGACTAGAGTCAGAGTTAACAACAAAACCACAAGCACCCAACACACCTGAATTCAAGAAGTGGTTTGAAGGTAGTAAGGTTGTGGATGCAGATGGTAACCCTATACGGTTGTACCACGGCACAGACCAAGACATATCCATATTTAAACCTAGCAAAGAGGGCGGGTTAGGCAAAGGTATTTATATGACCGCCGACCCTGAGTTTGCGGGTGGCTACGCCATGGAGAGCGCGTTTGGAGACAAGCGTGCGGGTGGCAGCAATGTAATGCCGTTATATGCAAACATTTCAAACCCACTACAGATTACATACAAATACGGGCAAGCTCCTGCTACACAGGTGTTGCAAGCGTTAGGTATGTCTCAAGACAAAGCGATAGACATCGTAGAAAAAGCATACGAAACAAAAGGCAACCTAACTACCGAACTTTTTTCCCGCGCTAAGAAACAAGGCTACGACGGGATAATTTATCTAAATGAAGATGGCTCAATCCGTGAGGCACTAGCGTTTGAGCCTAACCAAATCAAATCCGCTTACAACCAAACTCCAACCGCGTCCGTTGATATCAGCAATCTAGATCAGTTGGTTGACCAAAAGCAGATGGACGATTCCAACATCGTGCAGCTCTCGCAAAGTGTAAACACTCCCGTGGGTCAAATCGTACCTAAGTCATGGGCAACGATTAACCAAGCTAAATCCCAAGCACAACGCACAGCCATGACACAGTTTGCCGCCGTGCAAGCACAGAGCGATATCGGTTGGACTGATTGGTTCCGCCAAAGAACTGTGGATGTGTTTGCGCCTATTGCCACAAAGCTAGGTGCGCGTTTCGATCAAGGTGTGCGCAATTCGCTTGGTGATGTCAACCCTGTGCAGTTTATTCGACAGGCGTTTGACCACGCCCGTGTAGCGCTCGATGTGTTCAATCAAGGTGGCTTGCGCATGAACAAGGATGGGTTCTGGGAAAGCTACGAACTCAAAGACGCTAACGGCAAAGAGATGTCTGCGCGTCAGGTGGTTGAAGAAATCAAAGCGTTGTCCAAGACAAACAACGAAGCCTTCAACGTTACAAAAGGTAAGGTCGCCACAGTACTTGAAGGCATGCGCTTGTATGACTTGCGCAAAGAAAACACTGAGCTTGAGAAACTTGCTGTAGCGCATGAATCGTCTGGCGATTTTGACAAAGCCGATGAGACGCGTGAGAAGAAGATTCGGTTGCACATGAGCTTTGCGGAGATCGATGCGTTAGAACAAACCTTCCGTGCGTCCCCTGAATTGCAAGAAATACAGCGCATCATGAACGCGTCAAGGGAATCCGCCGTAGACGCTATGATTACCGCAGGACGTATCAGTAAGGATCTTGGTGACTTCTGGAAGTCTGTGGTTAACTATGTGCCATTCGACCGAGAGAAAAACGTATACGAAGATGTATCCCTTACACAACGCCCCACACGTCAAGGTATTACCGCACTAGGCGAACTGCCCGTACTTCGTGGTTCGTTTGATCGTCCGGTGGCAAACGTCGTAGATAACTACATGAACACAATGGCGTGGATGGTTGACCAATCCATGCGCAACTCTGCGGCTGTTCGCCTCTTGAATGTTATGGCTGCACCGGGCGTAGATATGGCTAAGAAGTTGCCATCGATGAACCAAGCAACTGATACCCACAAGGTTGTGCCAAAGCTATACGAGAATGGCGAACCTGTGTACTTCGAGCTTGATAGCCCATATGATTTTGCGGCGTTTGTGCAAGCCCCAGAAATTAAATCAAGCGCGTTAAAACTGCTGGGTGCATCGTCACGCTTACTGCGCACAACGGTTACCGCAACACCCCAGTTTGCTATACTGCAAGTAATAAACGATGCACAGCGAGCAATGTTTTTGTCGGGTGTAAAGAACCCCGTTGCGGTGTTAGGCAAGACTTTATACAATTTCCCTCGCGCATGGTTTGGGGCATGGGTCAACAAAGAGTCTGCTACTGAACGTAGGTTAACTAGCTTAGGTGTTATTGGTGCCTACGACTTTAATCCAATCAACCCAATTGAAACGCTTGAGTACCAAACAGGCGCAGTAAAGCGCGGTGGGGTTAAGTGGTTGATTAATAAACTTGAGCAAGTGACTAAAGCCTCCGATATGGCTGCGCGTATGGCAGTGTACGATCAGACACTAAAAGAAACAGGTGACCCCGCTGTTGCGGTGGTTCGTGCGCGTGAGCTTATTAACTTTAACCGTCGCGGTTCATCAACCGCCATGAATGTACTTTCACAGACTGTGCCATTCTTTAACGCTTACGCGCAAGGTTTGGATCTGATGTATCGCGGATTCTCTGGTAAAGATTCATCGACAGGGTTAAGTAAATCCGCCGCACGTAAGTATTTTATAAGCCGCGTGTTAATGATGACTGCGCTGGGTACGCTCTACGCGCTGTCGATGGAAGATGACGAGCAGTACGACGACTTGACTGACGAAGTGCGAGACCGTAACTGGATTCTGCCTAAGTCAATCAACGAAGGTTTAGGGCTTAATACACCCATTAAGATACCTGTACCACCGGAATTTGGATTTATGTTTAAGTCAATTCCAGAACGCGCCGTAAGTTACATGAAGTACGCAGCGAAGGGTGAAGATCGAGGTATTGGGCATGCGGTGTCGGATACCCTTATGGCTGGGCTAAAGAACTACGGCAACGTGCCAATACCACCCATACTGAAGTCTTCTATCGAGAACGTGACAAACTACTCGTTCTTTACGCATCGGGAGATTGTGCCGAAAGCTATGCAAGAGCGTCCACCCGCTTTGCAATACACCTCCAATACCTCAGAGATAGCGAAGGCGGTTGGTAAGGCAGCGGATGTATCTCCACTCAAAGTAGATAATTGGCTACGTGGTACGTTCGGTCTTATGGGGGCATCTGCATTAATCATAACAGACGCTTCGTTAAATCCTGCTAGACCTGATCGCTCACTTGCGCAATTACCGTTCCTAAATATTGCGTTGGTGAACCCTGCGGGGTCGCGTGTTAAGGATGAGTTTTATGACTTCCGTCAAAAGGTAACCGAGGCGGTGGCGGCTAAGAACATGCTGGAAAAAGAGAACCCTGTGAAGTACGCTGAGTTCGTGGAAAAGAACTACCACCTTTTAGCGGCGGCTCCTTACATCAACCAAAAACTTAAGGACTTGTCTGAGCTTCGTGCCACACGCGAGATGTTTACGCATCTACAAGGTATGGAGTCCAGCGAGAAACGCAAGCAGATTGACGAGATTAACAAGATCGAAAAAATCATACTCAGTGATATGCGTACAATGCGATCAGCGATCCAAAAAGCAGCTCCTAAATAAAAAACCCCCGGCACGAGACCGGGGTAAGTTACAACCAAGGAGAGTCAACATGGACGTGTTGACTTGCGCATTATATCAGCGCATGCGCCATACACCAACACCCCAAAACCCATTACGCTCGCCTACAACGATATGTAACTTAATACGGCGCTTGCGTGCACTGCTGACCAACATCTCCGCAACCCGAGCCGTAGCTACGCAGGGGATAAACACACTAGCCCCCACAGAGAATGTTGCCCAATCGAACGTATAGGAAACACCCTCTGCATCAACGATGCACACTGTAGATAATTTAGACTTTAGGAGCTTCTTTTGGTACATCGACAATTGCATCCATATCAAACACACGGCTATGCGGGTCGTGAATAACTAGGACATTAGCAGGGGGCGTACTAAGCAACGTACCTTTTGCCATACGCTTTTTATCTATCCGAACATCCAACCCACTCGCCGTCAAGCTACTGACCAAAGCGTTATACCCCACCTGCTTCTTTACACACCACGCTTTAAATGGTGGTGCGGTAAGGTAAATCGTCTTTGTGTTCGGCTCGTAGCGTATGAGCAACTCACCCCGTGGCTCACGAAGCGCCATGGGTTTGTATACTGTATCGCTATCGTCAATGATAAGTACATTGTTGATGTTTTGGTTAATGTACGCTGCCAGACTGTCCGAACCATCTATGGATGCCTGTGTAGTCTCAACCGCATTGGCTAAGTGCGCAGATGCCCAACGTGCTACACGCGTCACGTCAATGTTATGCAGACCTAACGCCGAAGCAATCGTGCCGCCCGTCAGTGCAATAGCCGCCATGTTAGACCATATCCGCTCGCGCTGACTTAGGTGGGCGCTGTTATCGGTCTGTGCCTGTATCAGCTTTAACATGTCTTGCACTTTATCAATGTTGTTCACAACATGGTGCATATACAACTCACCTGCAACACCATGGTTTGAGTACAACTTAGCGAATAGGGCATCTGTATAAGCTTTCGTGAAGTTCGTGCAACGCTGTACAGCCACCTCCATCACTCGCATTAGCTCGCCTTCAGGGAAATCCTTTTCTGCTGACAGCTTGTCGATCAGGCTGCTGTTGGAGGACACCAAGGTGGGTGCTTGCCATGTCGTGTTGTTCACCCGTTCTGCATTGGTGCTGGCTTGGAGGCGGTTCTTACCACGCGCAGCAGTTGCGGCGTACACCATGTTCGACATCTCAATCGGGGACATGTTGGTAATTTCATCAATGGTAATAGGCAAGTGCTGCAAGACACCCATACGGTGAATTCGTGCGTTGTAGGTGTCGTCCTTTTGCAGCATCAGGTCTACCGGATGACCCCATATACTGTTTGCCACCATGAGCGCTGTGGATTTACCGATACCGGATTGGTTGCTCATTAGGTTGTATATACCCCCACGATACTGTGTGAGGTGCATCAGTGGCGCACCGAAACTCAGGAACACCGCAAACGCAAACGGCTCTAGTCCGGGTGTGTCGTAGAAGTTCACAACCTTGCGCCATTCCTCTAAGTCGCCTTTCTTTTGCAGCATGCTTGCCACACGCAGGGTAGCGGTTGACGGTGGGCTGTATCTGCTGACCTCGGTTGCGTTGGGGGTGGGTATGATCTCCCTATCGCCAACTAGAAATGACCCCTCAGGAGTCCAACCCATTTGTGTTCTCATGTTTTCTGTACGCTCTCGCATTTGTAACCTCTTAGTTGCTTTTTGAATATACGTCATCAACGTATCGAAATTTTTACCGCTTGCCATAACACCATACTCCGCAATTGCATCACGAAATTTATCCTTAGACACCACCACAGGCAGTGGCAATCCAAACTCCCGTATTCCATCGTGCGGCAGCTTTAGCCGCAGTAGTATGGATTCACCCAATGCAGGATCTTGCATACGTTTAACTACATAGAAATCGTGTTCGTATATACATAACTCCGTGCGATCCTCCCCCTCTCCTGCTTCAACATATACACCACCCGCCTTACCGCGAAAAAACGGGAATGGAAACGGCTCGATGACCTCCTGCACAGCGGTCTTAGTCAACGGGTCGGTAACAACTACAACATTATCTTCTTCGGTAGCGCGTAGTACTTCGCGCCCTAGCACAACAGGCGTAGTGATCTTACCCCGCAGTGGGCAATCCTTACAGCCATCAGGATTCAAACCCTCAAACGTCTTGCAGTATTGTGGACCCTCAGTCTTGTTGGCTTTGTCCTCAGTCTCTTTGTGCGAGTAGTTTGGATGCTGACTAGACATTGCATGGATAGCTTCATCACGGTCGATGCAGACCTGTGCAATAGACAATCCCGCTCTCCACAACGGCTCACTGACCTGTGCTTGATTCTCGCAAATGTGTTTGAGCTGTGTGCAGGTCTCGGTTCTGACTAATATGTTCTTGAATCGTGTGACGTTGTTTTGTAGGAAGGCTTTAGTCGTATCGTCGATTGTGTATTTGATGTTCTTAGGTACAACAAACGGTAACTCTGTGTCGGCGGCAGGTGCTATAACTTTACCTGCGCCTAGCTTTTCTGCAAATGCGACTAACCTGATAGGTGTTTTACGCGGCTTAAGTATCTCGACAGGCTTGGGGTTTTGTGGATCACGGTAATTGAATGTACCGGGGATGCGCAGTATGCGTGCGGAATCCGATGTGCATGATGGGTCGGCACGGAGTCCTTGCTCAGTGCACACTTCCTTAAGGCGCTTGGCTATAGGTAGCCACACCTCGGGTGATATCTCTTTGTCTAGAGGCCAATACAGATGTAGCCCGTTACCAGAACTGACCACTACAGGATGTGGTAACCCTGTAGCTTTTATAAAATCCATAACGGCGACCGTTGCATCCGTCTGTGTTGGATACCCGCTACCATCGTCTTTGTTGCTGTCCACATCAAGCCAAAAAGATTTCAGCTTAGCAACCTTAGATTGTTTACGTTCCGTTCCGTCTACGAATGATGCACATGCAAAGTACTGATTAACTGGCGCGTCAATCGTTGCGCTCACCGCCTCAAAGTCAGCGATAGCGGGTAGAAATAACTGCTCGACCTTCTTACCTAATATGGCTGCTAAGCAATATGTTCCCGATTCAGGAAGCACAAAGCGCAGGAATTCTGTAGGTGTCATATAGTGCTTCTTTTTATACGATGACAAACCCTCTTGGGGGCTACTTGCCTAGCAATCTTTGCAATCGCTTTAGGTTTTCGGGAGACGGATCGTACTGCCCTGTAAACCAATCGTATATACATGTGCGGGATACACCTACCTTCTCAGCGATGTACGCCACACTTATCTCTTTGCGCACGGCAATAACGCCTAGTGCGCCGCCAACTGTGTTACTAGCTTTACTGATTCGTTTCGATAACGTAATCGAATACCCACTCATGTATGTCTCCAAGGTTTGTAGTGAGGGCTACCGATTGCGCGGTAGCCCTATGCGCTTATTAAGCGTCGTCGTCAGCCCACTGGTCTAGCACGGACTTAACATCCGCGACCTTAGCCTTACCGCGAACCTTTGGCGCTACATCTGCCGCATCATCCGCAGGAGTAGGCTTGGCTTGCTTGGCAACTGCTGCCGCAACTACTGCATTGGCTTCATCATCAGCCTCAAACGCTTCACCACCCTTGTCTGACTTGGGTGTAAACGACATCGTGACAGCAGCATTTGCTTCACTGCTTTCTGCACGCGCAACAACCGCTGTGTACTCGTCCTGCTCAAGTGGTCGCACAGGTTTGAAAGTCAACTTAGGTGTTGCCGAGTTTGTATCGAACCGCATCTCAGTCACTACAGCGGTTACAGGCAAGCTGTGTCCCGCGAGGAACTTAACATAAGCCTCAAGGGGCAACTTACCTTTCTCGCCTTTACCGAAGATAGACTGCGCAGGTAACGCAAGCTGAAGCACATCACCCGAGATATCGTTATCAAGTACTACAGCAAGCCTACGGGTAAAGCGGCATGCACGGCTGTCGCCCTGACCGGAACCTTTAATATTCTGTGGGCATGTAGCGCACTTAGGGCTTTGCGGATTGCGCACGATTGTATCGGGGGTCTCGTTGTTCGATGACCAGCAATCAGGGGCTGCGTTCTCGCCTTCCTTGTAAGCACCCGCATAGAATGTGCGATGTACGCTAGGTGCGCTCTTGACGATAACAATGTTCATTGCACGGTCATCGTTCTGCATAACTTCTTCGCCGTTCACAATCTTGCGGAACACACCGCCTCGAATTGATATACGCGAAATCGAATCACCACCACCGATTAGGTTACGGGTGGTTTCGTCCATGGCAATGCCCTTGAGGTAGGTGGGCAGTTTTGCTGTGTTGAATAGAGTAAGTTCACTCATTTATTGCTCCGATTGGTTGGGGGTTAGATTCTACAAGCTTGTCGTCTGAGATATTGAAATATCTTTTTATATCGCTCAAGAAAAAACGATAGTGTTTTCCTACACGTATTGATGGTAATGGGTTCTCCTTCTTACTCGCTAAATTTACGACTGTGGTTTTACTTATGTTCATCATGTTCGCGACTTGCGCGGTCGTTATAGGACGCTCTAGCATTACTTGCGACTCCTCGTGACGGTTACTGCGTATTGGCTTGTGACATTCAAGCCGGGGGGCATAAGCTCAGGATTGTTTTCTATGAATTCGCGCATAGCGCGTTGGGCGATTCGGCGTTCCAACAAATCCGGTGCGCTGTTTTCCAACACAAACCTGTGCATGGACTCCCAATCGGTCGCGTCGTAGCGTGTCTTGATAGAGCGGGACACCGTGCCAAACTGCGTCTTTAGCCCATCAGTTCCTGTAGTCTTGCACAACTCTAGCAGTTCGCTCTCGATGGATTCCATCTGCTCTTTGATCTGGCTATCTTCATCTTCATACTGCGCCTTAATCGCACTGCGGTGGTCACGCATTTTTATGTATGCTTTGACCATCTTGTCTACGGTTATGTCCATGTACTTTCTCCGGTAAGTTTGTATATTAGTCTTATGTATTTACATTGTCAAGTGCTATCCGTTGATGATCTCCTCATACAATGCCAACAGGCTTACATTGGTATCTTCACAATTATCTAGTGCTTTGTATCGTTTTACTTCTACAGGGCTACCTTGCAGCTTGACCACTAAGCATTTGTTTCTTTGCCCTGCGCGGTGGATACGGGCATTGGCTTGTGCGTATGTCTCGTATGACATGATGGGACCCCACCACACAATCGTATTCGCAGCATGCAGTGTGATACCGTGTGACGCAGCTTGAGGCTGGATGACTAACACCTTGGGGTTAGGTTGTTCTTGGAATGCCTTAATAACCATTGCGCGTTTTGTAGGATTAACCCCACCATGTATGGTGTCTACCAAGTACCCATCCGCAATTAACTTTTCTAACAGTAGCTCGATGGTGTGCGTATAGGGCACGAACACAAGCACCTTGTGCGGTGTGTCATCAATAACTTCCCGCAGCACGTCGTAGCGTGGGCGAATATCAAGCTCGACTGTCTGCCGATCATCCGTATACACCGCACCGCACGATATCTGTAGCAGCTTATTTAGTCCTGCCGCCGCATTGACTGCCGAGATAATTTCCCCAGCGGCAAGCACCGCTAAGTTCTTGCGCAGATCATCGTACATCTTCTTCTGTTGGCGCGTGAGTGGCACTTCGCGGGTTGTGTAAATGATGTCCGGTAAATCAAGGCACTGTTCTTTTGTGAATCGTATGGCGGGTTGTAGTAGTTTGTTAACAGTATCAATCGCTGTAGGTTTGGGTATCCATTTAAAGTTTGTAATCTTAGACATTACAGAGTCGCGAAACATACCAAACGATCTAGGCGCAGTGCTTGGGTGCATCATGCGTGCTAAGCCGTAGGCGTCAAGCGGTGACTGCGATGCGGGTGTGCCCGTCATCATCCACAACCATGTGTCGGGTTGAATTAGTTTGTTGATGCACTTCCAGCGTTCTGTGGTTGCAGTCTTTACAGCATTAGCCTCGTCGATAATAACTAAATCAAACCCACCTGCCATCAGTTCTTTCTGCACAACCGCAACACCATCAAAGTTTATAACTACGAATTCAGTATTAGCTTCAATGATCTTCTTGCGTTTGAGCCTATCGCCATGCGCCACGGCAACGGTACGATGCATCACGCACAGGAATAGATCGCTTACCCATGTAGCTTGCATGACCGATACCGGACAGATCACCAGTACACGGCTAATACGCCCTATGTTCATTAGGTAGTCCGCCGCCCATATAGCCGATGCAGTCTTTGCGGTGCCTTGCTCATTGAAACAAAATGCCCTGCGGTTAAGTGTAAGGAATGCTGCGGTTTGTTTTTGATGCGCAAAGGGTTCTCGCGCACCTGTCCACTTGTACTTAGCAATGATGGGTGACGGTACGTTGCGAATGTTCAGGTTCTTTAGCACCTGTGCTGAGTCTATATCCCAATGAACCAACACATCATATAGCCCGTCTTGTTCAGCGACTACCGCGCTTTTTGGTATGACATTTAGTATCCGAGCGGGGTTGCGTACTCGTAACTTCAACGCCCGATTTTCAATTACTTCCATTAAAACTCCGATGCAAAATAGACCGAAAGCACAATGTGCACGGTCTTAAATTAGTGTGGGTTCCCATAAAGCAGGGTTCAAATCAAAGAGCGGCGAAGAGTGCAGGTGCCTGCCAAGGTACCTATGGTTCCATGCCTTACAGGGCGCTAACCCCCGTATACCCACACGCATAGACACTATATGCCCATGCGTGTAGATACTTACTTCTTCTTACGCTCGCGCTTACTAACTTCTGATACTAGGTTACGCTTTGAGTCACGCTTAAATGATCGGTTGGTATTAGCATCTTCAACTCGCAGTCCGTCTTTGATCGAACCGCCTTTATCTACCGCTTTGACATGCGCAACATCGTTGCCATCGCCTTTAGTTACTTTACCAGCTTTAACCATTTTTGCGCGAGCTTTATTGCGCTCATCGCGTTGTTTGATTTGTTCTGGTTTGCCGTGATACAGCTCGTATTCACGCTTGTAATTACGATCTTCTTTGTTCTTATATGGCATTATGATCTCCGTGGTTCATAGTGTTCACAACTAGTTACAGGGCACCAACCTCGGCATAAGCCAGATGGGTTAGCGTTCCATACATCGTGCTTAAAAGCCGCTTCGAGGCGCTGTACTTCTGGCAACCAGTCCATCCACATAGTAGGTGCTGCGTCCGCATCGTACTTCGTTGGCACTAACTTATCCTCTTGGCAAAACAACAACCCAGCTTTGACTGACTTCACATGTGGGTACAACTTGAACACCACCAACGACATCAACTGCAACTGACTGCTATCGGCATTCTTAGATTTACCAAACTTGTAATCAATCATACGGGCAGTACCTTTGTCGTGGTTTATAACCAGCAGATCAATTGCACCCCGCAGCCACACACCCTTATCGAAGAACCCACAAGGCTCCATGGCGGCGGTTAATCCAAACTTCAACTCACACAACTTCTCGCCTTCCAACGCCTTGAGGCGATCTAACTGCTCCTGCATGTACGCATATTGCGAGGACAACGGTATACTTTCTTTGATGTACAACTCCGCAGCTTTGTGTGCTGCAATACCATACAACATGATTTGCGTTGGGGATTCTTTGGTGTCCTTAACAACTTTTAAATGGTAATACTTCTTTGGGCATGACTGAAATGTTTTAAGTGCCGAGTACGACCATGCTACTGCGTTGTCCATATCAACAATCCGCTAAAGTTTTACCAAATTTAACCTGTGCGTTCAGTGGTATGTCTGACATCCATTTTGGTGCTTTGCACATCTCAGTATACACAAAGGCTTTAGCCGCTTCAACCTCTGCGTCAGGGGCTAATACGTAGTCAGCGTCATGGATGGTTAGCAAAGTTGGGTAGCTTTTATCAATACGGATCATGCTCTCGCCAATGACACACCTTGCCAGTGATTGCACCACGCCCTGAAAGAACTTAGCGCCGTAGATAAATTCCTGCCCCTTGCGGGTGGTGTATGCCCAATTAGTTTTATCGTCCACGGTAACTCGATCCAACTTGGGGTAACGCAGGATAAGCCCTGACGGAAGTAGCACCCCTGACGCACCTAAGACTTGTACAAGTCCACGCCGCCCATACGCCATCTGCTTATTTTGATGCACTGCGGTAAGGGCGCGTTCGCCATGATCCCATGCAGCTTTTACATGGGCGTACTCCTGCCGATATAGGTCTACGATACGCTGACTCTCAGTCTCGCCGATATCCACCTTGGAACCTGATTTGATCGCAGCCCGTAGTTTCTTAGCGCCTACCCCGTAAATCAAGGACAACTGCGAAGTCTTGCCGATAAAGCGTTGGTCATCTGTAACCTCGTCGTATGGCACACCAAACACGCTTGAGGCGAAGTCCTTGTACAGGTCACGCCCCTCACCTAGTGCCTTGAGTTTATCCATCTGCCCCGCAAGCCATAGCCCCACCCGAAGCTCAATGTTGGATAAGTCAGCCCCGACAATCGTGAAACCCTCGGGCGCACGAATAGCTTGCTTGATCTTTGACTTGCGCGGTAGGTTCTGTAAGTTCACGCTGTCTGCACCTGACCAACGATAGGTTCTCGCACCCGCGTAGTGCAGGGGTATAGCCAGCTTACCTCGCTTGCCCATACCAATAAACCGCTCGGTGCGAGTTTCCTCAAGCGTAGACTTCAACCCCAAGCGAGCGGCGCATACCGTCTGCACCCGTACATCGTCATGCTCAAGCAATGCCCTAAATGCCTCATCGGTCTTAGCAAATGCAAAGGTGGGCTTGCCTGTGGTTGGACTCACCTTCATCGGCGCAGTAACCCCTAACCCTTCCAGCATGGATGCGAACTGCGCACCGGAGCGCAAGGCTTTCTGTATATGTTCATGTTCAGTACCACCCACGATAGCTACAGCGGCTAGGTCATCGCGCCCCACAGCTTGCAGGGTGTTAATCAGGTGCATGCGCTTAGCCTCTTTGACTTCAACTAAGTGCGCGTTGAGCATCTCTAGATCAAGCTCCAGTAGGGGGCGGGTAAACATCTTGATGGTCATGTCAACGAGTTTTAACTCAGCCTTTGGAAAGCCGTCTGCCATCATACGGTGAAATAGTTTGTGGGTAAGCTCCACATCGTTCGCACAGTACGCACCATAAGCGGCAAGTTCTGCATTGTTAAAGTCAACGATGTGTCTACCCTTAGCATCTAACACTTCGGTACCTTTTGCGCCCACCTCGTAGTGCAAAGCCATGTTAGCTAACGACACGCTCTCGTCCACCCCACGCATCGCACGACCCATACTGAGGGTGTCGATGATAATCTTTGGGTATATGTTGAACCGAAACGAAAGAATAGCGGCATCGAAAGCTGCATTGTGCGCAATCAATACGGTGTTAGCCCAGTCGATCGCATCAAGAGCTACGGCGATCTGATCCTCGTCACGCCCATCAACCCAGACTGTAGGTTCATCGTTGCGCTTGTAGGCAAAGCCAATCACCTCAAACTGTATGTCGTGGATGTACTCCTCGGTAGTCAGCTTGGTCAAGCTGTAGCCATGGTCGTAGTACGTTTCAAAATCCAATACAACTACGTCCATACCAACTCCACATCCATGATATTAGTTTCGTTAATGACCAATGCGATACCACCCGCCTCCTTAATCTTACGCAGCTCATTGTCTTGTAGGGCGGTGGTCACACCCTTACCGGCTTTGCATTCGATTGCAAAGAACTTACCGTCACAACAACCCACGATGTCAGGCGCACCCGAGCGACCGTAACCGCCCGTAGCTGGCATAAAGTAATACACGCTTGCTGCATCCAGTAAGCGCCTGACTTTGGCTTTGACCTTGCCTTCAGGAGTTAAGGCCACGAGCCTCTCCCTCACGCATTTTATATAGCGCATCCCACAAGCGGTTAGCAAGTTCTTGTTGCAACTCTTTTGAGGGCGGCTCGTTGTCCGCTGCTTGAATTAATTCTCTGTCACTTAGTGTTCTGTAGATCATATTGTTTCCTTGGTTTTACGTTTTCTTTTGATTGCTGTAATACCCACTTCGGGTTCGGGTTCTGCGTACCTAGCTTCGATCATTGCGTCGGCTATGGCGTAGCAATTTTTGGCATGGTCATCTAAGTTAGGTGGTATCCATGCGTTAGAGATCATAGCGAACGCCGCAAAGAAATCTCTTAGGTCTTCGTCGTTCATACCCTACCCCTTAGAACGAGCATCGCATTTGCTACTGCGTATGCTTCTCTGGCTAAATACTCCGCCCAAGTAGCTTCTTCGTCTTCGTTACCGTCTACCCCAAATATGTTTACACCATGATGAACTCCAAATTCCAAAGCATTCCCGAAATTAAATCTACCCTGTTCAGTAGCAGTGTTTCTGATAAACGCTTGCATGATTTGTATTGCGAAATAGTCTTGCAAGGTCATACCTTCAGCCATGTCGTCCGTTCTTTTCCATGTAGGAAATGCTGGTTGGTTCATTTTTGCACCGTTTCAATTAGTTTATCCAAGTAGTGCCGAGCCTTCTCTAAGTCCTGCACCCCACCTTTATCCTTCCAACGGGACACGTACTTTACAACATTACCTTCAAGATATCCAAGGTTATTCGCAATGATGTAGTCCCATGGCTGAATAGTTG